ATAACCTTAACCGTAGTTAATTTTAAATCCGCCATAGTTAATAATATTTGTATATACATATATATACAAAAAATTATTTTCCATCACAATGTGTTCCATAAAATTCACACCATCCACATAATTTAGATGGCTTCTTCATAAATTCTACATCGGTTCTATATGTACCATCGGGGTTAAACACATTATCTACAAATAGATTAAATTCGTTCCATGCTTTATTAATAGATGGTTTTCCATTGGCAGGAATGTGTCTACTAATACGTGGAATATGATATTCGGTGTTATCAGAAACTTTTCTTTTTAGAATAATAAATTCAACATCTATCATATCCATAGAAACTCCTAACATTTCCGAATAGAATTTTTTATATAATAAAATTTGTGCGTTTTTTGTAGGGTCTTTCTTTTGGTATTTACTCCAACCGGCAGTTGATGTTTTGAAGTCGATGATTCTATATTTACCATCGAACTTACTTCTAACAATTAAATCTATAAAGCCTAAAAAATTAATGTGCTCTCTGATTTTAGTATTGATTGGTTGTTCAATAGCAACCAATTCATCATACTTTAATGAAAAAAAGTTGTTGAAGTTTTTAGATTTTTGAAAATAATCTAATATAAGATTACCATCTTCTAAAAACTCTACCAATTCTTCTTTACTACAAATTGGTTCTTTACCTTCGTTGGATTCTTTGAGATAGAACTCTCTCATTTTTTCTTTAAGAAATGCCTTAGTATCCATTACCTTATCAGCTTGTGATTTGGAGATACGAAGGCATCTACTTAAATACTCTTGCAATGTTTCGTGCATTGCTGAACCAAATACTGAATGTATATTGGATGTGGATTGTGACAATCCATCTATGTAACTTAATTTATATTGTTGTGGGCAACTGCTCCACATACTATATTGTGAAAATGATACTCTAGCCATATTACAAATATAATCAATTTATTCGGATTTACCAAAGGTTTCATTGATTATTTTTGTAAGTTTTTCTGCCCAGAGTTTAGAACCCAATTCATTTGGGTGTGCACTATTGTTTTTATGATATAACTCATCTTGTAATATAAAATCATTTAAAGTCATATCATTATAATAAAATGGATTTGATTTTACAACTTCTATAATTTTAGAATTAATTAATGGATAATGGTTTTTATAAAAAAATTCTACATCATCCAATGAATCTTCTACTTTAAGTTTATAAGCTGGTCTTCCACATGAATCTTTCAAATACCAATTATTATTATTTTTTATTGGTATATGATTGTTTATTCCATCGAATATTAAATATGGGTATCCATTTGCTTCACAAAAATTAGAAAAATTGATAATATTATTATAGGTTTTCCATAAAGAATATGTTATATTTGTATATAGTTGTGCAATCTGAAATCTATTATCAAATATCCATCTATTTAATTCAAATGATTTATCCCAATTTTTAAAACCATCCGCTGTAATTTTATTACCATCATTTGGGTCTAAAAATTGTAATGGAGTTATATGCCAATATAGTGAATGTAAATCAGTATCTTCTCTGAAATCATCCCAACAAATTAAAAATCTTAAACATTCGGATAATTGTATAATAAACAAACTATCCTTAGCTACTTCAGGATTTAATGTAGCATAATTAATAACATTTTGTGTAATGATTTCATTACCAGTTCCACCCTTTGCTAAATTTATTAATTCTAAATTATTATTTTCAGCAAAATATGTTGCCCAAGAACCCGCTTTACCCAAAAGGTGTCCTTCGGTAAATGAGCATCCTGATGATATTAAATATTTTTTATCTAACATTAGATTTTTAATTTTAATTTCGTAATTTGTTTCTTTTCAATACCATATTTTTCACAAATGTATTTAATGTTTTCTCTACCTTCTCTTGTTGAGTAAAGAATATCTATATACTCTATTGCTTGTGATTCAGGTACTGCATAATCTTTCTTAATTAAATCTACCAAAAATTCTTCATACTTATCTTCCGATTTACCTTTTGTATATTTTAAATATTGCTTTCCTTTTGGAATTAAGCTGATATATAATTTATACATTTCTTTCGGTTCTAAGGTTTGAGTCAAAGGTAGTAGAGTTGCAACCATCTCAACCCATTCAGGTTTCATTGAAAGGAATCGATTAATCATAAAGTTACTCCACGATTTCTTATCCTCTTCCGATAGTTTATCGAAATACTTTGGGTCTTGCTCCGCTGTAATTGCATTGAGATGGTCGAATAACTTTTTAGCTGCCATTATTTTTCTTCTTTTGTAATTCTCAATTCTTCAGGTAAAAATTCCTGCAATGGTTTACCACAATTTGTACATAAAAATACTTCGAACGGCATTACCGTATCTTTATCTCCACCGGTTAATAACTTAGAAGCCTTACGGAATCTATATCCTGGCATAAAAATTAAGTTACCACATTCACACGGAACATCTCTTGTATCTTTAATATCAATTTGTGGTTGATTAAATTGGTCTATCATTTTATAATATTTAAAATTTGAATAATTGTGCTCATAAACACTATCTCTTTATCTACTACTAACGCATCTTTGGATAATCCATCGGCAATCGTAAGTATAACATTTGCAGTATTTCCAGCTGCGTACTCATCTACTCTATCATATAAAATAGTGTACATTTCCGAATAATCATTTAATCGATTATCAGCTACTGCTTGTCTGATATTCATAAATAAGTTTCTCTTATCGTTGGATGATTTAAGTAAATCAATTAACTTTGTTTGAAAATTGGATTCAACCATAATTGCATGGTCTACTTTCAATTCACCCTTAGCCGATTGTAGTTGACAAGTATTTAAGATTCTACGAATATCAGGATAATATGAATTGATTATATCAGCCATATTCTTTGGTTCGTATTTAATCTTCTCTGCATCTAAAATCTTAGCAACCTGAACTGCTACATCCTTTTTAGTTGGAGGTGTAATTGCAAACGATTGGCAACGGCTTTGGATAGGGTCAATAATCTTTTCAATGTAGTTACACGTTAAAATGAATCTACAATGTTTAGAAAACGTTTCCATTAAGTTTCTCAAAATCGCTTGTGCGTTTGGAGTCATATAATCGAACTCATCTAAGATGATTACTTTAAATCCTGCAAATCCAACGGATGATGCGAAGTTCTTTACTTTAGTTCTTACCGTATCAACGTTGTTCTCATCTGATGCGTTGATAATCATACTATCACATTTAATAGTATTTACGATAAGTTTAGCAAGTGTAGTTTTACCTGTACCTGCTTTACCATAAAACAATAAATGTGGAATATCGTTGTTTTCCAAATATTGCTGAATGGTTTCTTTGATGGTTTCATTACCAACATAATCGGAAAGCGTTTGTGGGCGGTATTTCTCCACCCACAAGCTATGCTCCCTCTTATTAATATCGTTTGCGAAAAAGCTCATAAATTAATTTTTTACAAATACTCCGTTTACAGTTTTGCCGGTTCTATCTTTGATTTCATTCCAAGCTGCTTCTAAACAATCAGCCGGCTCTAAACCTAACTGCTTAGCCAAAATGATAAGTGTTACAAATGAATCACCAATTCCATCTTTAATTTCAGCATCTTTTGATTTCAATAATGCTCCAGCGGTTTCACCCACTTCTTCCAAAACTTTTAATAATTGCTTTGGTGCATTTTCTTTCTTTAAGATATCTTTATCAGCTGCCCATTGGGATACATTTTCAATTAAATTATCGAACGTCATTTTCTTTTGATTTAGCTCTTTCTAATTTTGTTTCTTCTGAAATTTCTCTAGGGAAAATTTTAAATAACATTCCATTTTGTTGGAAAGTTAACCCCTGTCCTTCTTCAGGTCTAACACTTAAAGTTAATACATCTGCTTTTTCTCCTTCATTTGAGTATGCAAATACTATTGGTTCATTGTTAAAGAACTGAAAACACCATTCCGCATCTTCGATGGGGTTTGCTTCTTCTATTGCAACAGAACCTTGTTGTGTTGGTTCTAATTCTGGAAATAATTCTAATTGTTCTGCCATTTTATTAATTTTGAATTTCTACTAAATAATATTTACAAACGAACTCATCAATAATGAATTCAACGTGTGCTAATCCGTCAGCTGATACTTTAAGTTTAGCAGATGTAGCTTCTTTGTTAGCCGTTAAGATTTCTTTAAGATACTTAGCGGAAAATGAAATTGGCTTTACATCTCCACTAAATCCTTTTTCACAAGTGAATGTTACTCTATTGGTAGAAATAGTTGAATAACCAATAGCCATCTTTAAATCACCACCTTCGGTGAATACAGTGAATGTATCAATATCACTTAATGCACCCTTTGCTTTGATAAACTTATCAATCATAGTAGATGCCATCTCAATTGAGATACCAAATTCTGGCAATACTTTCAAATCAGGTACCGCAGGAATTACACCTAAATCAGCCAATTGATAAGAAGTTTCCGTTTCTTCTGAATTTAACTTCAATACAGTTGCTTTATCACCTACTGTATCTACATTAAGATTGATATCATTATCTAAAATACCAATAAGGTTTTTCAATAATGATGTGGTATAAATACCAATGTTGAATGGTTTTGATGTAAAACCATTAAAATCCACTTC